ATGATAAGATAGAAGCTGAGAGACTCAAGAAGATAGAAGCTGAGAGACTCAAGAAGATAGAAGATGATAAGATAGAAGCTGAGAGACTCAAGAAGATAGAAGATGATAAGATAGAAGCTGAGAGACTTGAAGCTGAGCGACTTAAGAAAATGAAACAAAAGTTACCTATATTACCTCTTAAGAAAATGAAACAAAAGTTACCTATATTACCTTTTAAGAAACTCAAAGAAGATACATCTTTATTAAAGTATTTATATAATTTGTTGGGATCATAATAATGAAAAAATATATAAAATTCTTTAATATAGAAAGATTATTTTATTCATTTTTTTTTTTATTTTCTTGTTTATAAATAAAAATGGCTTTAACCTCATCTAATGTAACCTCCGGTTTCATTGACCTTGCAACTTTTGACGAAGTTGAAAAATACCTCTATGGAGGCCCCGATGCTACCGCATACTTTGTTCGCGAGACCCGTAAATCAACTTGGTTTACACAAGTACCAGTTGTTTTAAGTCGTGCGTCAGGTACTCCCGCCTTCAATCAAGATTGGTCTGTATCAATATCTCGCGCTGGAGATTATCTACTTCAATCTTGGCTTCGTTTGACAACTCCGGCTGTGACCCTGAGTACAGCTGCTGGTGCAAGTGGAACCAAATCAATTCGTTGGACTAGGAATTTTATGCATAACATTATACAAGAATGTAACATTACCTTCAACGACTTGGTTGCTGCGAGATTTGATAACTATCACTTAGATTTCTGGGCTGCATTCACTGTTCCCGCTAGCAAGAGAAACGGTTACGACAATATGGTAGGTAACATCAGTGAAATGACTGAACCCCACGGTCCTAATCAAACTATCCAAGCGCAAACTCTCAACCTTCCTTTACCATTCTTTTTTGGTCGTGACAGTGGTGTTGCTTTGCCAACAGCCGCCCTTCCATACAACGAAATGAGAATTAACTTTACTTTTCGTGATTGGAGTCAACTTCTCATTGTTTCAACCAATGATGAATCTACCAACTCAACTCAACCTTCTGCTGACGGAAGCCAGCTAGTAGGGGGAGTCCCTACTCTTTCTTCTTGTCAAGTATGGGCAAACTATGCAATCGTATCTAACGATGAAAGAAAGAGAATGGCTTGTGCTCCTCGAGACATACTCGTAGAACAGGTACAGACAGCACCGCGACAGACATATTCACCCATTAATGGTAATATTCAATCATTCGATATCCGCTTTTCACACGCGATTAAGGTATTGTTCTTTGCTGTTCGTAACACAACTTGTAGATCTGAATGGTCTAATTATTCAACTGCTTCTCCGACGATAAAAGATCTTGGTGGAGGAGATAATGGTATCTCTGTATATCCTGTTTCGGGAGCAGCTGACCCTATTTTGCAGACGTCTCTTATATATGAGAATACTAACCGTCTATCTCAGATGGGTAGCGATTACTTCTCTCTAGTAAACCCTTGGTTCCACGCACCCACCATACCTGATTTAATTGGATATCACTCATACAGTTATTCTCTAGATTTTATGACTCTGGATCCGATGGGTTCTACAAATTTTGGTAAGCTCACCAATGTTTCGATTGTACCTGAACCATCAAATCTTGCGACAACTGCAGCAACTGGAGACGGTATTGTTGGATCTGGTATGTTTGCAGCACAGACTTTTGAGTTCATCACGACTTGTATTAATAACAACATTATTCGTGTGAGTGGAGGTGCTCTGGGCTTTCCTGTACTTTAGGTTAAGACACAATTTGTGGTTTCATTTAAACATTTTTATACAAATATTGTATAAAAATTGATATCATTTTTACTGGATGACCGAAATAAATGAAGAATATAAAATTGGTGATTATGTACTATTCTCAAGAAAAATTAATGATGTTGTTCCAAATACTAGGAGTATTTAATCTTTCATATTGAAAAAAATAATTTGTACATTTACAACCAATAGCAGAATAGGGAATACTTTCGACTGATTTTGGAATGAGGGTTGCTTCTATGTTTTAAGTTCTCACCATCAAGCGTGGCAAGACTTTACCCTTTTTACAAACAAGTAACAATTTCAGTTATATAGCCGGTATAAGGAGAAGAGATGTAGCCTTTACCTTAGTATTTACTATTGTGTTCATAAATCGAGTCTTCATAAATCGTTTTTAATTTTTTTAATTTTTTTTTACGAAGATGATGCTTGACGATTGATTCTGGACAAAACCGGAAATATTTTTTAGGTTGTTTGTATTCACTCCATTCCATTTTGAATAAGTTATAAAAAAAAAAAAAATTTCTGAAAATTAAAGTGAGATGTTTACATTAGGAGGTAACTATATTTATATATTTATATATTTTTATATATTGATGTGTTCATCTTAAAAGTTGTTTTCGATATGTAATGGATTGTTTTTATAGATACAGTAGTTGTAAATGACGGCATAATTTGGGATGAAAAAAAAAGACTCAGTCTTTGTTTTATTGCGGAGATAAAAGATATAAAGAAAGATTGTAATGGGAAATATTGGTATAAACTTCACGAACCTTATTTCGCTAAATCAGGATTAAAAGTGGATCAAAAATCTTACACGAAATTTTGGCTTAGTGATGAACATTTTATAAATCTCACTATCAATGGAAGTGTTGTAGGATGTAAAATGTTTACACAATCATTTTAAATCAAATCTAAAATAGTATTTTATTTTTTTAAAATGACATCAAACACAAACGCTTCGACGGAAGAAGTATATCACATTAATGAATTAAATCCAGATATAATTCAACCATCATCATCTAAAATGGGTGATGGAACCTTTGGAGGAAGTAAAATTATAATTGTTGGAAAACCAGGAACTGGTAAATCAAGTTTATTGGCAAGTTTACTTTATGCAAAGAAACACGTCTTTCCAACTGCTGTAGCATTTAGTGGATCAGAGGATTCTAACGGCTTTTACAAAAAAATTTTACCAAGTACTTTTGTTTTTAATGAATATAATGAAGATCAAATTAAAAGTGTCATTAGAAGACAGAAGATAGCTAAGGGATATTTACCAAATCCTTGGACAATTTTAATTTTGGATGATTGTACAGACGATCCTCGTATATTCAACACACCTTTACAACAATCTATATGGAAGAAAGGTCGTCATTGGGCAATGCTTTATATAGTGTGTTTACAGTATGCAATGGATGTGAAACCAGTTGTAAGAACCAATGTTGATGGTGTTTTCATATTGAGAGAACCAATATTAAGAAATCGTAAATGTCTGTGGGAAAATTACGCAAGTATTGTTCCAGACTTTGAGTTGTTCTGTAATTTGATGGATTCCTGTACAGATGATTATACAGCGTTGTTTATTTCAAATAGCACAGTATCAAATAATTGGCAAGATTGTGTGTTTTGGTATAAAGCACCGTTGATTACAGATCCAAACTTTAAATTTGGTTGTCCAGAATATCATAATTTTCACAATGAGAGATACAATACAAATTATGTAGAGCAATACGATTGAGGGGTTACTACAAATTAGAGTATTTTACTATTTTAAAAGAAAATGTAATTTAATAAGAATGGATTTTTATAACTCTATAGAAGAATGTGAAAAAGCTCACTATAACAGACAAACATCAAATTCAAGATACAAATTTTTTAAACAAAAACATTTTACTGCTGGTGACGAAAATCAGTTTTTGGAAAATAAAAACGAAAATACAAATATGAAGGGTGATATTCCAGAAATTAATTATCAAAACGTATTTTATCTGAATACTGATTTTCATATTTGGGAATTGTATAACGACTTACAAGCTCTAGACGTTTTAAACACATTTCGATATATATTTTACAAATTCAAAAAAGGAATTTTTGTAAAAATTGTATCCAACCAACTCAAGGTTTTTCTTCCATTTTCTAACGTGAATTTTGTCAATGAATGGTCTGAAAAAATAAATAAGGGAGAAATGGATTTTGAGATTTTTAAACAAGTTAGTGAAAATGAAGGACGTGTTTATCAAGAAAAACAAATCAACAAATATATTAACACTTGGTTTGCAAATAACCTGCTAATCAGATACGAATATCCAATCAATGAAACAGACACAAATATAGGAAATTTTAAGAATTTTTTTGAAGAATTATGTCGCACTAGACAATTACCTGATATTGAATTTTTTATAAATAAAAGAGATTTTCCAATTCTTTCAAAAAAACTGACTGAACCTTACTTCCATATCTGGAATTCAAAAACACAACCTCTCGTTTCTCATTCTTATGATAAATACTTACCTATTCTTTCTATGTGTAAAGATGATGATTACGCAGATCTTCTTATTCCAACACACGAAGACTGGGCTAGAGTTCAATCACATAAAAACAAATGGTTCATACATTCATACAGAAGCTGTGTACCAAAATCTATAATTGATAATATGATTGATTTTGATTCAAAAAAACCTATTGCAGTTTTTAGAGGTAGTTCTACTGGATATGGTTTTACAATTAAAGATAATCAACGTCTCAAAATATCATATATATCAAGTCTTCAGCAAAAAGACTCGTGTGACGGCCTACAGTACTTAGATGCTGGGATTACTAAGTGGAACTTTAGACCAAAAAAAATGATGAACAAACAGAATCTGGAAACATTAGATAATAAATCTCTTCCATTTGATTTAGTTCCAATACTTAGTTACAAAGAACAATCAGAATTTAAATACATCATACATATAGACGGTCACGTTACTGCATTTAGACTATCTCTTAACCTGAGTATGAATTCAGTTATTCTTATGGTTCAAACTAATTGGAAAATTTGGTTTTCTCATTTACTTATTCCCTATAAACATTACATACCAGTGAAAAGTGATTGCAGTGATATAATCGACCAAATAAAATGGTGTAAAGCTAATAATGATACTTGTAGACAAATTGCTCGTAATGCACGTATTTTTTACGAAACCTATCTATCAGAGGCCGGAATGTTAGATTATACACAAAAATTACTTATTGAAATTAAAAAAAAAGTTGGAAATTACCAATACATAAGCACACCAATTTTTAATTACTCACAATATATAAGCGAATATACTTTCGTACCTTCTTTTAATTTCAATCAAGAATCAAAACTTCAATTTTCAAATCAACGAAGATATGGACAACTAAAAGGACTTCAACATTTTATGAAAACTCATTACATTTACACTGATAAATCTATACACTTTTCAAATGAAAATGTAAAATTATACAAAGCTAAAATATGTGATTTTTATATAGCTCTCAAGCAAAGGTTTAAGCATAATTTGCAACACGAAGTTTGTGTGGGTCTTACTATCAACAAAGTTGTCAAACACATTCCTAATTTTATATACACATTTGGAAGTGATAATGAAAATCAAATTGTAACAGAATTCATTGACGGAATCCGTTTCCTTGATTTTATATGTGACCCTACAAAATTTGACATTCATACATATATAAATATTCTTCTTCAAATATGTCTTGCTTTGCACGTTGCACAATACAATATTCTTTTTACACATAATGATTTAACACCGTGGAATATTATTTTATTGTCAACCAAAAAAGAATGTAAAATAGATTATCTTTTAGAAGACGGACAAATATTTTCTGTTTCTACTAGTATCATACCTGTTATTATAGACTATGATAAATCACACGTATCTATTGACTTTAAACACTGTGGTCATAATTTTAGTTATGTACAAGATATCCTGTCGTTATTGGTTACTTCTATTTTTCAAGTTATCGTTTGTAATAAACTTGACAGAGAAGCTTACTCTCTAATTATTACTCTATCAAATTTTATAAGTAATACAAGGTATTGTCCCAAACGTTTTCGAAACTTCAAACAATTAAAATCGTTTTTAATGTATAAAAAAAAGCACTCTGAATTGATATACTCCAAAAAATATGAACTTGAAAAATTAACTCCGCTCAATCTTTTCTTTTACATACAAGAAAAATGTAATTCTAAAACCTTTTTATTTTCAAAATCAAAAACCTATAACTCTTATATGAATAAAAGTTACTACGAACAAGTTTATGAATATCTTTCGGCAAAAAATAGACAAGAACAACTAGAATCATTTCAGAACGCCTTGCAAAATGTCAAAAAACGTTCATCTTCAGTTGATTCAATAAACAACGCTTATTATCAAAACAAATTTATATTAAAACAAAGACTAATTAATATTGATTTAACAATTTTTGAATCGCCCAAAAGCAATAATATAATATCCAAAGAAATTGTACATAAAGTTAAAATAAAAATACCAATACTGAACGACAAAATTTTTACTTTCATTCAAATGAACGAGAGTATCAAATACAATAAAAATTTACTTGAGTATTACATTCAAGAAATTAAATCTTTACCTAAAGAAGAAGATCTATCTTTACTTTTTTCTTTATACAAAAAAATTCGCCACCTTATCGCTTTTGATTCTATTCAATACGAAATGAGTTTTTCATCTATAATAAAGAACTCAACTTTTATCAATCAAACACTGTGTAATGTGAATTTTGTTAAAGAATTATCAGTTTCATAAAAACTATCAAACTTTTTTATACATAAATTGTATAAAAATATACTTATATCTTATCAATTTTTCTTAACAAAATCTTCATCTGAGGATGTGGGTTATACAAACCTCTCATCCATTGTACATATTTTAGGTCTTTTAACAACTCCTCAAGTTTTTTACCTTTATACTTACCAAAAGGAACAATATAATTAATATCTGATTTCTTATCACAATTACTAGCATAATGTCCAGACTCTCCACAAAAATAACATAAATTATTTGAGTGAATCATCTCATTTTTAAGAAAGTTAACTGTTGAATCTGATAATTTTATTGTTGAGTATGTTCCTCCTCTAACATTTTCTATACCATAATTTGACATACATTGCTTTACAATCATATCTTCTTCAAAATTGTTTTTACATACTAAATATCTGTCTAATTGTATAACTGGGTGAATCTTAGTCCACTGACTTCCCGAACCGTTTTTGTGTTCGGTATAACGTCTGTCTAAGTTATTTGTACGACCCACATACCATTTATTATTTTCAAGTTTCAGAATATAAAGATAATTTCTTTTTATAAATTTCTTACAACAGTTTGATATTTGAAATAAAGAGAATAATGTTTTGAACATTTTAATTAAATACCTTCAATATTTTAAATTGTTACCATTTATTTTCATATAAAACACTATTAATTTTTCTCATTTGTAATGCTATGATTTCTTCACGTTGATTTGAAGTATCGTTGATAAAAGATAGTTGAACAGTTTTTGGTTGATGATCGTGAATAGCATCGTAATAAGGTTTGATGTTTCCCATAGGATCTTGAAATTTATATGCTTTTACTTCAATTATATTAGTAAATACAGGCCTGGAATAAACTTGTTCTATAGGTCTTTTTTTTGGAAAATAGTTGATATAACCACCTTTGATACTTTGATAGGATTGATATTGTTTTCCACTTTCGTAAGGATTATAAGCGTAAATATTTTTCAATTTTGGTATGGTATCTTGTGTCAAGTTACACTTGTAGTTCATTTTACTAAAAGAATATAATTTTTTTAAAAATTAAAATTAAAAATAAAAATGAGTGTAAAGTCTATTGGTACCGATAGGTGGCATAATTTTATAAAACCTGATGAAAAAAAATCAATTAATTATTTACAAATTGGCTCCTTATACAGAACAAATATTACATCTGTATTAGGAACATATGCTAAGAACCCTTTGAGTTTGGTTCATTGCATCGATCACTGGCTTAACTACAC